CATCCAATGCACCAGCGCCAGTACCAAAGGCCAGGGAGGTCCAACCACCTTTGGCACTAGGATCCAACTCTTTGACTTCATTCTGGAATGCACCAGTGTTGATACCAAAGGAGCCCAAGAAGGCCCCTACCATACCACCTGCTGCACGACCTGGAATACCCATGGCACCGCCAAGCTTAGCACCTGTAGCGGCTGCACCACCTACTGTAGCGAGCCCTGGGGTCATCCCCAAACCAAGCTGCTTAATGTAGGAGCCAATGGACTCAGGATCTTCTAAGTCCACGTCCCGGTAAGAACCAACTGAAGGGTCACCATATTGAGCAGCCTCATCAAGTTGTTCCTTACGTCCCTGCGCACCAGTATCCATGAGATACTGATTACCAGTAGCTTCGCCAATGGCTTCTACCGTACCGTACATCTGCGCTTGGAGTTGATCTGCAGACCGACCAATGATAGATCTAGCCGAATCTGGGTCAACTACTTGTGGCTGCTCAACAACCTCAACAGGCTCTTTGGCTGAGACCTCTTGTGGGCCTGCTGGAGCCCCGATAGGTTGTTGCCCCGGTACTTCTACTGGTTCAGGGACAGAGTTGTCTGTAGAGGGTTGAGAACCCATGCCGCCATTAAGGATTTCAAGGATCTCTGGACGTACCCGACCAAACGGGGAATCTACCAGACCATCATTAGGGGTTGCCATGGGTTCTCTCCTCGGAGTTACTTATTGATACTTCTTCTGTCTTACTCGTGGTCCACCACCCGTGAACGGGACAAATGGAATGCCTGGATCTACTTCTTGAGTATAACCACCTGACTGGATAATCCTAGTCATTACTTTGGCTGGATTCTTAGCCCATTCCGGATCGTTCTTACTAGCTTGTTGCACTTGGCTTGCTAGGGCAGACTTAGCGTCAGAGTCAAGGTTGATACCTTGTTGCTTAGCAAAATCAGATACCACCTTAGCGGAACCTTTCTCAGTGAGAGCAACACCAGGAGCACCTTTAGCAGCCTTGAGGGCTGCACCAGCGGCTTTAATAGTGTTAGCTTCTTCTTTGAGATCCATGTTGCGAGTACCAAGCTCGCGTTGAAGCTCTAGGGCTTGGGCACGAAGTCCGAGACCTGCAGCACCTTGAGCAGCCTGACGATTTTCCTTAGCGTAACCAAGACCTAGAGTACCACGTTGGATCTCTGTACGATCTTGAGCAACGTCGAGTTGACCTTCCTGATACCGACCGGTTTGGTCTACAGACTTTTCACGGATGTCATTGGTGCGGGAAGCCTCTTGGGCTCTCATCAATGCAATCTGCAAGTCTTGAGCTTGCTTGGCTGCTGCTGCCTTCTGTTTCTTGTTTTGGATACCCAAGGCAAGATTACGGTCAAGCTGCTTATTGAAGGATGCAGCAAACATGTCACCAGCTCGACCAGACTTATCCAAGAAGGATGCAGCAATACCACCTGCGATCAAAGCATAAGAAACATACTTAGACAGGTCACTATTGTCCATACCTTTCATGACGCCAAGCTCTTCTGCCACAGCTGCCTTAGATTGCTCTGGGGTCAGCTCCTTGCCAGCTCGTTGTGCATCAGCAGAGACGATCTCTCTAGCTAATTGAGGACGAGTCACTTGGTTGGTCTTCAGGGCTTCCTGTGCGCCAAGCTCTACAGTCTGACGTTGGGACTCCCTTTGTTGGGCTGTAGCTGCTGCTGCTTGCTCTACTGTGACGGGATCCTTCTCAGCCACTGGACCCACTGGGGTTTGCTCAACAGGTGGAGCAGAGACAGCCTCTTGGGCTTCAACTGCGGCTGCTACATTACCCGGATCTTCTGGACTAAGGATAGGATCACCACGTGTGGTACGTACAGCAGCCTTAGCATTATCTTGGATACGTCGTGCATAAGCTTCAGCATCAGCCTTCTCACCGGGGTTCTTAGCCTCACGTTGATCAGGACTCAACTCAGAACCTTCACCTACGTCACCAGAATAGGTGAGAGCCTGCAATCCACCAGCTACTGGACCACCTAATGCCTTGCCTGCACCCTTCAGAGCATCCATAAGACCACGAGAGGCACCCCAACCATCTAGTGCCTGACCTGCTGTCCAAGCCGCTGAGGTAGGACCACGAGGGCCACCACTAGTGAGAGCAGCTTTACCTTGAGCAGCCATCCTTTCAAGTTCCAAGAGACGTTGTGCCTCTAGGGCCTTCTGGGCTGCTTCTACACCACCTCGACCCTGCAAGAGGGCTGGTTTGTTTGGATCTAAGGTTGGACCACCACCCTGAAGCATAGAAGGATAGCTTGGATCGAAAAGACTTGCCATGTGTATTCTCCTAGCCCCAAAGCCCGAAACCGGTAGCTAGTGAGGACTTCTTAAAGTTCTTGGCTGCACTCTTAAAGTCGAGCGTCATGACATCACCGAAGAAGCGTTGATCATTACCGAGTCCAGACTTCTCACCAAAGATGCTATCTGTCATTGGAGCCCATTTACCATTGATGTCTTGTTGCAGAACTTTACCAGTTGCAAGATCCTTGTAGTAGTCATTGCCTTCACGGCGTAGACCACGAGCTTTGGAATCCTGTTCATTCATGATGATAGCAGCAGCAATAGCAGCAAATGGACCAGCAGCGGCTGCACCACTAGCAGCACCACCTGCGGCTGCTCCTCCCGCTGCACCTGCACCTGCAGCACCTGCTCCAGCTCCTGCGGCTGTACCTCCAGCTACTGCGCCACCAGCGCCTGCATAGGTTGCACCTCCGACAGCACCCGACGACAAAGCACCACCTAGGCCATATCCTACTCCTGTGGCTCCTGCACCTGCACCTGCACCAAATCCTGCTGCACCTGCTGTACCTGCGTATGTTGCAGATCCAATACCACCAGATACCAGAGATTGACCAAGACCATAACCTACGCCAGAACCTGTAGATGCACCTGCAGCCCCCGCACCTCCTAGGTAGTTATTTAGGGCCCTGCCTGCAACCTTCCCACCAACATTGGAGAGGGCATCCATTGGCCCACCTCCTTGTGGTTGTTGACCCCTAGAATTAGGATCACCTTGGGTTGGTTGATATGAACCAGACACGATAGCTGGCGCAACAGCGTTGTTTCCATTGGCTCCTACACTAGACCCAATCGCGAAAAGATCGGAGACAAGTGGTCTCTTAATTTCAATAGCCATTTGTCATGCCCCCATGTAAGAGCCAAGTGCGGAACCACCAAAGGATGCTAATGCACCTAGGCCACCAGAGCCACCACCTTTAGCCTGAGAAGACCCCTTAGATGAACCACCCATATCACCAGAGATCAGTGCTTTATAAGCAGTCAAATCATTCAGACTGACATTGTTTTCATACGCCCACTTCTCAAGCAGACCGTTAATCTCATTCTGTTCTTGCTGCTGCTGGGCACTACCCGCTCCAAGAGTCATGGTGTTGCCAGAATTTAAACCTGTTGCAATGCTAGAGAGGTTACCAAGAACTCCCAACCTGTTTTGATTATATGCCTGTTGGTCTTGATAAGCCATAGTGTTAGCAGCATTCATCTTTTGTTGACTAAGACGACTTTGAGCTATACCCTCAGCTACGCCATGACGGGTAGATCCAAATTGACCTGCGTCAGTAGCCCCTTGACGAACCTGAGGGGCCACTTGCGTGTTGTAATCCCAATTCATAGCCTCATTGGAAGCATTAATTGCACCTGTAAGACCTGTCTTATTGGGGTCGTAAGCACCTAGGTAATCACCTAAAGATGAGATACCCGCTGATCCAAGCATACCTTGAAGTTGATTACCAGTAGCGGCAGAACCGGCTAAAGCACCGAGTTGATTCTGGTTCATATTAGCTACAGAATCAAAACCAGCAGATCCACCATATTGCTTCTGGAATCCACCTTGCGAAAGCCAAGAATTGGCACCCTTTAAGAGGGTATCAAATTGTTGAGTCTGATACGGGGTAGAGTCTTGCTCAGAGGATTGTTCCTGTTCACCGCCACCACCACCGAACACATTACACATACGATCAGCTACAGCAGGACTCATACCTAACCGAAGACCCTCGGCAAATCTATTAAAATTCATATTACACCTCTTTGAGATAGACCCTAGAGTCTTCAGAATAACCTAGATCTTCACCGATGGGTTTCCAACCAGTACGACCTTGCACAAGAATAGTCTGACAGTTAAAATAGTGGGCGCAAGCTTGGTGGAACTCATCACATTCCGCATGGTTGACAGGGACTGTATTCTCTGGATCCTTACCGGCCCAAAAGACATTCAATGTTTTACGCAGAGGTGACTGACTCACAGTGAAAGCTGCTGCAAACCCACTTTCCTCTTGGTAGTATCCATAGGCAGCATAATTTACAATATTATCGTATAGTGCACCTATGCTCCAATATTTACCTAAGCTTGTCTTTGTCAACGCCCTCTCAAGGCCGGGAACAAGTTTTTCAAACTCATCAATATTAGGCCTAGAAATCAACTTGATCATGATAGTCTCCTCAGACTCTATACCTTCAGTATACCATAAAACCTTAACGTTAGCCTACATACACCCAAGAACCCGTGGTAGTATACCTGTAGAGGCCCTCTACTCCTGAACCAAGAGGACTAGCTGGTCCAGCGAAGTAACACACCATACCCGGCTTAAACCGCACAGGAAGCCTATAGAGTACTTCATATTGTCCATCAAGAAGTGGATTGAATGATTGAGAAACCCTAAAGAACTCCTCTTGTAGGTATGGGAGGAGTCCTTCTGCTGTTGCTGGAGGTGTTGATGGATTAAAGGCCATTATCTCTTACCTGTAGTTGGGGTGAACTCCAAAGTATATCCATTAAGGAACCAAGTACCTGCAGAATTAAATTCGAAACGTACACCAATATATCTACCAGAGACTCGACAATCTATCTTTTCATCTACACCAATTGTAAACGCATATGGTCCGAACCACTCAGTAGGTGCATCATGAAGCATATTTGTCCCGATATAGATATTAGCAGTACCAACCCCACTTAAATGAGGAGTGACTGAGCTAACAAATTTAATCTTCTGATCATCACTTAGATAGATTTGTGTTCTATCAACATGACTATCAAACACTTCTCCGTCAAAGAGGTTGGTGTCACCTATCGCGAACACTGTGTCTTCGTCTGGACTAGCAAACACAAGTTTAGATTTACTTGGGTTATATGACGCATTCCCCCACGCAGTCGTATCGGTGTTCCATGCCAAAGAGTCGTCGTCCCATGCATCCGATACTTGTGGGTCTACAATACCATAGGTGGCTGCTGGTGAGTCTGGCACTTCTCGGATAGACCAATTGTCATCCTTCCAGTTCCAGATCAACGCTCGGTTAGCGTAAAGGGAGCCTGTGGCTGTATCAGCATCTTGGAAACAGATCCACATTTCATTATTATTGTAGTCAGGTACTACAAAGACTGCCTTAACTGTCACATTCTTAATACTGTTGAAGAGGTAATTCTTCATCTTTCCATCAATGACACTTGTCTTTTGGACACCATTATGTACATACACATCACCTTGGCCAACAACGAAGTGTTTACCGTCGAACTCAGCGATGCAATTTGTAGAAAGTGCCCCAATATCGTCGAACAACTGTTGGAACTGGAAGACGAATACACCACCCACATATCGCATGGAGTATACGGAATCCTCTTTATAAATGATGAAGGTGTCTTTAAGCTTCTTGCCATCCACGATAGCCCCAGAGGTATCGCTGAGGAAGTTCTCACCAGCATCGTTAGTCGCATCGGTTTCATCCCAAGTAAAAGGGACCTCCCCGGGATCAGCAGGACTTGACCACTTAACCGTAGTGGGTTGATCAACACTGTCTTTAGTAATCCCCAAGGCTACTAGGTAGTTCTTGAATGGGCGGATTACTTTAGCCTTTGTATTAACTGGCCAATTTGGTAGGTCAGTAAAGTCTGAAGAGGTTGGAAGAAGACTCTGCGGTACATCAAAACCATTGTTCAAAACCACAACTTGGTTAAGGACACCACCATTCCAATTTTTATCAATGGTTGCAGTGTAGGGCCCACCAACGGTACGAGATACATCTACCCAAGTAGAACCTTCTGTCCTATAAAGCTTTGTTGCTCCACCTGATATCCAGTAGGGAGTGTTCTGGCTTAAATATGGTTGAAGATGTAGGGATTTCTCAAGTGTTGCGGGGAAAACCCTACTGTATCCATCAGCTTTACCTACAGATCCATTCCTGAATTTGACATTAAGACCAGCGGTCCAGACTTGAGGACCAACGTCTGATGGCCTTAAGTCAGAGTTGATCCCAATGATATTCTTAAGTTCGACTCTCTGTAGGTCTGCCATTGATTAAGTCTTCCTAATGTAAGCTAGTGCGTAGTATGGTGGCCTAGTGTCCACAACGTTTGAACTAGCGGAGTGAGTATGGGTTTCCCCATTACCAGTTGATCCAGTGACTGGACTATTGCCGATCACAGAACCACCGGATGTATTACCAGCACCAGTACCAAGGGTTACAAACCCTGTTGCACCTATAGCGGGGCCGTGATTGTGAGAAGGCAACTGACCAACAGTAAGGGCTGTTCCACTAACGCTTACAGTATGAGAGTGAGTTGAAGATCCACCTGTTGACCCTACGGCGTAAGAAGAACCTGCACCCACTACAAACTTATCCATTAAGTTCGGGGTACCTGCTGTACCATTACAAAGGGCCCATCCTGTTGGGATAGAAGCAATACTACCAGACCACAAGAGAATCATACCTGTCTTAAAGAGAGCAGTGCCTCCTACAAGTGCATTTATTTCTGCAGGTGTCGCGGTAACAGCAGCATCAATATTTGGAAATGTATTTTTCAGCGTAGCTTTGATAAGTCTTAGGTGGTCATCACCTTGACCCTTGGGGTCTGCACCTTCGGGATTAGTTACAATCAATTGGTTGATGTATGTTGCAGCCTCAAGTGACATTAGTTCATACCCCTAAGTCTAGTATCAAGCTCGGTCCTTGTTATGTACTTCTCCGTGAACACAGCTTGATTAATTTGAAGTTCTCTAACCGCATTGGTTAAATCTTTAACAGCGGCTGTGTTTTGAGCTAGAAAAGTAGAATCTAAAGATTGATTCTTCCAGTCCAATGTTATAGCACTCGTTGCGGAAATAACAAAAGCCGCTCCAAGCGCCACAACGATATTGCTAATAATTGGTGTCATATAGAAGATCCTATTTAAAAATCAAAGAGCTCCGGATGATCAATCTGAAACTGTCGAAACTCAGGCGGGGACATCATTGTATATTCTAATTCTAGCTCTGGTGGGTATGGGTATTCAACAGTCATAAACCCGAAATCGTTCGGATCTACACGAACTGCATAATAGTAAGTATACATAATTACCTCCGGAAGGTATAACCTCTGACTCGTAGAAAGGCACCGCCTGAGGCACCTACGATATCATAGATTATGTTTATCCGTTGAAGGGAATCAACGGGAAGATTTATACTACAGAAATTACCAGTTGTGGAATTATCTATAATCATCAGCCTATTGCCAGAAGATACAGATCCCATGTCTGGATTGGCTAAATGCAAGTTTGAAGCAACATTTTGCGCGCTACCAGCCTCTAGTTGGACAGAAGCGGATGTAATTGGTAGACTGGCGGAACAACTGACATTTGTAGAAGTAGCGGGTCTTGATCCAGCAACCACTTGAAGGAGACTAGTATTTTCTAAGTACAACACTTTTTCTCCACATTGAACAAACTTATAACAGTCTGTCGCAGAGAGTGCTAGAAAACTACCAATATATCTCCTACTGTTATCACCAGTTTTCTGATAACAAGATGGTGCCTGATAGAGCACTGGGGCTGTAGAGGAAGCTTCTACTGTTGGTACACCAGAGTTACTATACAGATAAATATGATAGAGAGTATCAGCAGTTAGACCACTTAAGGTTAAGGTCAATTCTGTATTAACCAAAAGGGTTTTACTTAGGCTTGGTATAAACGCCCTGCCAACCCCAACCTTTATGGTGCCTGCAGCAGACCTATAGAAATCCAAACCCTCTAGGGTACTCTGTGGAGGATCTACAATATCTAGTAAAGTCCTAACTGTTGGGGCATTAGCTGATCCTACAAGACTTCTTCCAAGGTCTGTCAGTGTGTACAACGACGGTAGATCTGCCCCTTGAAAGTAGATAGCAGTGTCATTACTAGTAGTAAGTGCAGACAACGCGGTTAGCATTTGATCTTCATCTTGCTTACCAGCAACAGCAGCAAACGCATTGTTTGCAGTAGTAACAGCTGCATCAGCATCATCAACCGCGATGACCGAGTTAGCCAAAGCAGTATTCGCTGTACCTGCAATACCATTCGCTGTGGTTACCGCTGAGTTAGCAGCGAGTAGTGCACTGTCCGAAATATCATTAGCTTCTTGAGCAGTGCTAAGGGCAATCTCGGATGTAGCTAGGGCAATCACAGAGTTAAACTCAGCGTCAATAGCAGACTGAGCGGCATTAGCAGCAGATGTAGCAGCAGCCGAAGCCGAATCCGCTGCGTCGGCGACAGAAGTACCAATAGATGCCACAGAAGCTTGTGCATCCAATGCAGCGTTAGAGGCCACAGCAGCACTGTTATTAGCAGCAGCCTCAAGCACTTCAACATTATTCTCAGAGATTACAATTTGATCTCTAACTTCTAAAACCTGCGTTAGGATCTGACTGGATGTACCTCTTGCAGATAACTCACTATACATACCATCATAAGACATTATATTTCTCCTTGCGCAGATGGATTTCTAGCGCGCACAGTGAGGGAAGTACCTTTATACTCAGCATTGCTGGCTAGCTCTTGGATACGAGTCAACTCATCAATAAATTTGGTTTGCCAGTACTGGGCTCTTTCATCATCCATTAAAAACAAGTAAAGGTAGTGTAGTGCGCCAAACAAATAAGTCATCGGACTCAGTTGTATCAACCAGTTGGTAGGCTCTGAAACACTGATATCTGGGAGTGCTCTATAATAGTGACAAGTGATTTGAGTATTTTCTTCAGGGACAGGAGTAATAAACCAAAATGCACCCTGCCTTGAGAAGTACCTAGGTTGAGTCTCATTTTGAGCATTAGGGTCATTCACATAATTGACATATTGATCCCATGCTACACGTTCTAGAGGCACTGAGTCTTCTGTATCAAAATTAGCAGTAAGGCTACGAAGTTCTAGGAAGTCAAAAGGAATTACTACTTGACCATCCACCAAAGTACTCAGAATCTCAGTGTTCTCCATGGCTGGGACTCGCAAAACTTGATTAGCAAAATTCCCTGCGAAGAAGATGAAATTATAGAATTGGTCATCCGTTAGGTCTCGTCGATTAGACCAACTCTTCACCAGAGTAAGTACTTCGTTGTAGGTCTCGTAGGCCATGATTATTGTCTCGCGCTATTGGTTCGAAAGGCTTCATTGTCCCGATCGTTCAACCATTTGTTGAAGCGTACGGTATGCTCAACGTCGATACCCAAGAGGTTCAGGTCAATAGGACCACCATCCTTCATTGAGCGTGTACGGAGCTGCTGGACAACAATCAGTGGTATTGAGGCGACCTTACGCATATTACGGCCATGTCCATCGTTCACACCTGAAAGTCTCTCAGCTTTATTCTGTTCAACGACTGCCTCCACGTCTTGTGTGGACTTAGCCACAAAGAGACCATCGATGATGTCGTATTCGGTGATGATACCTGTACTCATTATTTCTCTCCTACAGAAACAAGAAAAGGGCCCGAAGGCCCTCTCAGGGATTACGACGCTTGAACGTCGCGGATCAGAGCGCCAGATTTCTCGTTGTTTACACGCAGGGTGTATTCGCAGAGCATTTCACGTTTTTCAGAGTCACCGGTTTTAGCCAGTGGGAACTGAGTGAAAGGACGCAGGAAGTTCAGGCTATGCATCTTCGGATCAAACATGAAGAAGGCATCAGCTTTGAACCACCGGTTTGCAGTGATGGTATACTTACCGAAGTCGCATTCGTAGACGTCAACCGCTTGGCTGATAGTCGAGTTCGAAGCATCGAGGGTAATCTCTGTAGCACGACCAACAAAGGTCTTACTAACGTGCTTCTTCAAGGCTGCCGAGGTTTGGACTTGGTTGGCTTTACCGCCTTCGTTCCAAATCTTCTGAGCTGCATCCAAGACCAGATCTTCAGTCAGGGTACGCAGAGTACCAGCAGTACCAGTGTTCACGCCGTTACCGGTGGGGGCAACGCCGGTGGCACCCAAGGAGCCATTGGTCTTGTAGTACGAGAAGATGTTACCCATCTGGCCGGCCACAGAGCTGGTACGCTGGATTTTAGCCAGTGGAGTACCCACAAGCATATACTCCATGTCCAACTTCATTTCCTTGCCTTTCTTAGCCAGTTGATAGGCCAGTTCCGACTTACGACCTGCTTTCTTCACACGTTCAGCAGTACCGGTGATTTGCAGGGTTTCAGAAGTGATCTGGCAAATGTTGCTAGCCATGGTAGTGAACGTACCAGCATTGATAGTAGCGTCTTCACCTTCGATTTTAGTGTTGACCGCAGGAGCACGCAGCTCATCGGTTTGCCACTCGTGGGTGATGGCCTCTGCGGTACCCTTGCCGATTGCCGACATGAATGGGGTATCCGAAGGGTCGATGTTGTAGATGATGTCGATCAGGTCTTCGCGCTGACCATTAATCAGAGCAGTGCTGACGGCATTGACTGGAGTAGCCATAGGTATTTATTCCTTATTTATAAATCAAAAGTCATGAGGAGTGCGGCAGCAGAGTCCACACTTTTGTCACGTTGAAACACTGCCTTGGCGTTCTTCACGACTCGGCGGTCAGTAGAGGATTTCTCTTTCACTGCTCCCGGTTTAACAACTGGGGGTAGATCAGGTGTCACCTTATTGTCCATCGCACTTTTCTTCCTTACTTGGCTCTCGGCGTATAAACGAGAGTTATTAAGCAAGAAGAGTTGTCGTGCATCAGAGATACCCTGAACTTCCTCTTCAGTGTATCCAATGTCCTTTCCATGTGACACTAGTGCTTGGAAGAATTCAGGTTCACGAAAACCCGGAACAATCTTCTCGGCAATCTCAATTTGACTCTTGAGGTAAGCTTGATGGCGTAGCTCTTGAGCCTTTTGGTGCATCTTCTGAATTGTTGCTCGACGCTCGACCAGAGCAGCTGCTTGTTCACGAGCCTCAGTGGCCTCCACACGAAGAGCATTATATTGCGCTGGATCAGCGTCTTTGAGCGCAGCCCAGTTGATACGATCGTACTTGGAGAGATCACCAGTCACAATAACAGACACATGTTGGAGTTCTTCAATAAGATCGGCTTCCAACTGTTCAATCTTTACAGACTTCTCAAGGTATTCAGCCTCATGGGCATTCACCTTGTTCACGTAGTCTTCATTACGAAGGTAACCAGACTTCAACTCTAGAAAATTGACTTCATACTCATCATCACCAATCTTGATGTCAACAAGTGTGTCATCGGTGATCGCTGGCGCGGGATCTTCATCGGAGTCATCTTCTTCAGACTCATCCTCTTCGTCCTCGGCATCAGGATCATTCTCATCTTCTTCCTCCGGCTCTGTGGCCTCGGGATCACCCTCAACTTTTTCTTCTTTGGCTTCTACGGGTTCAGTGCCTTGATTCTCATCATCGAGCATGTCAAGGTCATCACCAAGCAGTGCTTCAATGGAGGAAGTAGCATCAACTGCACTAATTCCGTCTTCAGTAGGATCCATCATTCTCTCCTCGTTCTGCCATCAACAGATTGTTCACCAAAGCTTTAAGCCGGATGTTAACCCTATTGAGTGCATGTAATTCATGGTAGATTGACTCTCGGGTAGCGGAATCCTGAGGGAGAGTGGACTTCCACTCCCCATCAAGGTCTGATATTACTTGGTTCATTATCTGATCCAAGGTTCCCTCATCAAGCAGCTCCTTTACTCTCTCGCTAAGAGATATATCGTAACCAAGTCTCATAATTTCATTATACCTTAGTTAGAATATCAATTGGAAGCTTTTCCTGTGGGTTTCTTAGATTCAGGTACTTCACCATCACCAAGAGCCGCTGCTCGTTGCTGGGTAGACTCAAGTTGATACTCGGCTTCATCCCTTGCACGTTCCCACATGAACTTATCTCGATCCAGTTGAAGCTCGGCCTCTTTAAGGGCGACCTCACGGAGTTTGATGGTTGCTTCCTGTTTCTTGAGTTCCAGCTCAGCCAGTTTCAATTGGGATTCAACCTGAGACATCTGAGCCTCAGCTTGTACCTTCATGTTCTGACCTTGTGCTTGCGCCATAGCAGCCTGTGCTTTGATATCATCTGGTTTAGGCTTAGCTTCAGCTTGAGCACGTTGTTGTTGAGCCTGCTGACCTTGAGGTGAATTAGGATCAGTCCAGAACTTGCTGACGTCTTTATATCCTGCGTTCTCTGTAAACTCTTTGAGCATGTTGTAGATATTGTCAGGACCAACAAGGATACCCATACCACCACCTGCGATTACCGTTTGCATCATTTCAAACATACGGGTAAGATGCAGCAGTTGTTGATCCTTGTTCATGTTTCCAACACCAACGGTCACACTCATATCAGTACGTGCACGCCAATTTGATGGATTGACCTCAATATACTGACCACGAAGTTCAAAGACTTCTTTCTGGTCTTGATACTTAATGGAGTGCTCGTGCAGGAGCTGGAACAAACGCTTAACGCCAGTCTCAGCGAACATACGGGCGATCAGATCGATCTGTTGCTCAGCGGCAGTCATCAGTTGGTTCACCGAGGTAGCCGCTTGGTTGCTGTGCAGGGTATTCTCATCGAGACCCTGAGACCGTTCACTTACACCTGTACGCTTACTCCGATCATTAGCAAAGCGGTCTAGCATTTGGTATGTGTCTGGAGTCAACTGAGGAGTAACCATAGGGGTTACCGCATTGAGAGACTTCATACGGACAACACCAGCAGTGGTGTTCGAGATAAGATCCTCAAGGTTCACTTGACCGTCAAGCACGGCCCAACGGCCAGTATTCTGACGGTAGATGTTATCCATGATTTGACGAGTCAATGCAGAACGGATGTCCTGAATATCCTTGATCTTATCATAGATCGACATGCCGAAGAATTTGTGTGCAATGCGGTGAGCACTGAGCTCTGCATACGGAACACAATCCCATGCTTCATCAGAGATAATGTAGTTACCGGCTACGACAATACGGCGGAGTTCCGCATAGCCATCACCATCGACATCCAGACGCACGTAGCACTCAGTCACCCACACCTTACGGTTAGCTTCTGGCTCAGCACCTTGTTGTTGGTTGAAGTCACCTGAACCATCGAACTGATCCCTTACCAGTTTCTCCGGGGTAGAATCTGAGTACTCCCATTCATCAAATGGAAGCTCGTCGATGACATCCTCAGGTACACCATTCTCACGGAGCCACGATACGGTCTGCTCAGATCGATCACCAGTGAACTGGGAATCCTCAAGGCAGGTAGCATCACGGTCGATCAGAAAGTGCTCAGGAGGAACACACTTGATACGGATATTACGCTTGGTCTCATCAGTACGGATCTTGACATCACATGTCCCATCTACATTGACGGTCTTAGCGATCACCTCAACATTAGGCTCCGAGACTATCTCAAGCAGTGTGTCCTCAGTGATACCTACGAAGTAATCAAACTTAGGGCAGTTCTCATCTTCAACATAGACCTTCATCACCCCAGTCTTCATGATCAGGGCGTCTTGGAACCAGTCGTAGGATTCAGTGAAGCCCTTATTTTTACGGGAGAACAAATAGTTTACATACTCAGTCTCTTGGTCTGCAGCAGGGACATCCTCTACGGTAGAAGGATTGAACTTAACAACTTGACCACCAGAGAAGAAAACCTTCATAAGAGAAGGCATAATCCAATCCACAGTCTCTTGGACATCCCGAGTGACTACCTGAGATTTACCCTTTTGCTCATTACCAAAGGGCTCACCAAAGTAATACTTCAAAGCTTGGGCGCGCTGCTCGGACAGCTCCGACATATTGTAGCTCAGAGAGTCATTAATCCAATGCTCTACATTGGCTAACACTTCATCTGGAGCCATTGGTGAAATCTTTCTTTTCTTTGATTTGGCCATTAGATAATCTCGTTATACCAAGTAGGGACTAGGGGTTTGTTCATGTCGTAATGATACCCAGCGTTCTTGGAACTACCGGGACGTGCATGACGACCAGCCATGAGGACAGCGTACCTTGTGGCGGAGATCATGTCGTCATTCCGATCATTGATCTTACCGTCGTTCCGGCAGTATAGTTTCATTTCTTGGAGGAACTTACGGCAAGTACTGAAGACCTTGAACTTCCCAGTCTCCATGTAGTTGAGCATGAAGTTGACCCCATACTCTACGGAGTTGTTGGTTTTACCATCGAGAGAAGGAGGGTTGCTAAAGGGTTCCATCACAACATTCAGTCCTTGCTCTTGGAAGAGCTGTACGAACTTCTTGCCTGACCCTGCACCATCACCACCCATTCGCTTAAAGGCATCATGAGGAACGACCACTGGGATTACATCACCGCCTCTTTCTCTGATTGCGTTAGCATGCATCGAAAAGGTTTCCCCACGTTCGGAATACTCATCGATCAGGTAAAAGACGTCAGCCTCATTGTCCCATGCAATCGTAGCGATAGCGTTGGGGTGATCGAAGCCAAGATCAATACCAATGATCCGCATCCAGTGCTCAGGAATAGCGAATGGCTCTACAACGATCTTATCCTCACGTACGGGGAAGACAACACCAGAACCAATACTAGGCTGACCACTAACACGCATCGCTCTTTCAGAGGGCGTATAGGCGCCCATAAGCTGTTCCTTAACCTCGTCGTCTAGGTGAGGAGCATCATCCCACGAAGCAGTGACCATATACTGTCCCGGCTTAATGTCATACATGAAGTCCTTCACCAACTCCGTCATACCCTTTTCAGGGGTGAAGGTGAGATAGGTGATACCGCCAGTTGTAGCAGTACGGGTGATACATTGGGTGAAGATAGACTTAGGGCACTCTTCATCCAACCAGATGAGATCTTTAGCTGTTCCCATAAAAGCGTCTTGGGACATCTCATAGCTCTTAAAGACCAGAGAAGATATCCCTCCGGAAACATGTCGGACAAGTACCGCTTGTACAGCGTTGGGGACACCAGACTTATTGACTGTATCAATTATGTGCTCCTTAGGAATCATACCGGTGCCAAATGCATCGGGGTTATGGCAAGGCCCAAGGAGTTCACTCTGGAGAATGTCCCGAGTGGTGTCTGTGGAGATACCTGCTGCCCATGCATCGATAGGTCGATCCCAGCGCTTGCCTTCCCACCAATCAGGGTAAAGACCCGTTAGGTGGACAGACATAATGTATGCCCCAGTATACGTCTTGCCACAGCGGTTACCCGTCATGGCAAGCAGTTGTTGGTTGCGATGTGACTCTGTGATGTAAGTGTTCTGCCAACCATAGGGGTTGAAGAACTTCATCCTCCAGAATCTTTGTCTATCCTTTAGCTCCTGCATCGCTTGCAAAAGCCGCTCTTGCAGATCCTCCGACATCACCCACTCCTCTCTGCCAGTTGGCTTCCATAGCCCTTTTCTTTGGGGTGTTGGAAGGCTGGCTGACGCCTGATACTAATCGATAGGCGCAGACCGCCCAATAGATCATAAGGCGCTTCGCCATTGGTACACCAAGAACCTTCATGGCCTCGTTGAGAATCTCATCACAACGGGCTCTCGTAATGTCTACCTTCACACCATCCCTGACTACTGCCAGATATTCGCACAAGATATCATGCACTACGGCAGCTTGTCCGTATACTCCCCAAGGTGGAATCATATTCCAGAAGATTTGAGGGACAGAAGCCCCATCAGTAAGGTAACCAACAGGGATAGTAATCCACTCATTCTCTGAGATTTTGTAGCCGAATGGCGATAAGATTCGCCAGTGGTCAGCCCCTAGTTCCTTGCTTGCTAAACGGTCATACCTTGTATCGAGAGGGGCATCTTCTGGATCGAATCTCATGGTAACCACCACTTGAATAGGTGGCCCTTAAACGGCAGATGGAGGAGAGGGCACCCACCGCAGGGCCATAATCTTAGTCATAATTAGAACGTTGGAGTGGACCACCTTTCTTAGACATGGCAGACTTCACTTTACTAATGAGCTCATCATTCTCATTATCCATTGCTTTCTTAAGTCGAACCTTACGCTCAACAGGAGTCTCTTGTGGGTCACTAGACGACACAAGATCATCACGCTGGGTCATTGTCTTTCTAGAGTCTCGGAGCTTTTGTGCACCTTGGTCCCCCACAGCGATCCTAGTTTGTTCATCTGTTACGTGACCACGTTTATTGGTTACAGGGTCAGTCACAATGTTTGAAGTAAGCAAAGAAGTTTCAGCGTACCGTCGGCGAGAACTGTTTGATTTAGGCATAATTAGAGTCCTAAGTCCTTGTAAGAACGAGCTAGAATGGCAGCCTCGTAGAGTGCCTTTTGGAAATCTTTCACACGCACTGGAGTCTGCCTATACCAGTCACTACGCTCTGCCTCTCTGGCAGCTTCCTCGTAATGACCTTCAAGCATAGCCTTCCACGTCTTCTTATGCTCCTTATACCATCCGTTTCCTAGCTGGAAGCAGACACTCACAAGGACATCCAAGAGACTTTGCGTTTGATAGGGGAGTTGATCAAAGAGTTTCCTTGCCCCCTTCCTAGCGTGATTGATATCTGATACCAACCAAGCGTATGCCTGAGTGCCATCAAAATACTCTGGATCTCCCTTCTTGTAGAGGTGCCCGTAGCCACCCGTCTTCTTACCCAAAGAGTCAAGATACCAGTGCAACCTGAGGCCTTCCCTAAGCTGCACTAGGTCTATATCACTCTGAAATTGAGAGCGACGGATCGAGGAGGCGAGAGAGGAGGGGGTTCTCTGATGCAAGTCGAATAATTTCATTTTGCAGCTCCTCAGTGGTCATATCCTTGGTTTCTTTCGTAGTGAGTTCGATCTTCTGTTTAGCCCCGAAGCCACCACGATCAAGGATATCTTGGGCTGCCTTGAGTCGGATACCACCCTTCTCGTTGGGATCATTCACAATGGAGACGATCACCTTAAGGGCGGTTGGTACATGAGAGCCAATATGCTCAGCGATGTACCCTTGGATGTAATCTGCGTTTTGTCTGTAGTACTTATGCGCATTGGATCTGCAATTGTGTGAGCTGTAGCCAGCCGCTATGTATGCAGCCTCACGGGTAAGCCCATTGCAGAGCGCTTCACAATAGTCATCCAAGCGTTCTTGCTTGCTCTTGGGAGCATCAGTAATCTGCGTAACGTTTGACATGATGTGCTCCATGTTGGTGGGCCAAGAGAGACTCGAACTCTCACGCCATAGGCGACAGTTTCTAAGACTGTTGTGTATACCAGTTTCACCACTGGCCCGTAATTGGTCTAGGTGGAAGGAGTTGAACCTTCGCCACAGGCTTCCAAAGCCAGTACGCTACCGTAACGCTTCACCTAGTTCGGCTGAATCTCAGCCTATAGTTCCATTATCTCCTAGGGTAACCCTAAGGTCAACCCTTATTCTTAAAAGCTTGCTGGAGAAAGCTGTCTACGACCGTCAGCTCCTTAAGGTTACCTATAGTGTTTTATATTCTAAGGTAACAGCAATGAGTAATACCTATAGGTGTCCTTAAGTATATACTCAAAGTGGAAGCCTATAAGTTCATTATCTCTACCTCCAGAAAGCTTGTCAAGGATTAATTTACCTTAAGTAAGCTTTAGGTATATACCTTAGGCTCCCACTAGAGGAGTAACCCTACCCCTCCCCCCCTCCTCTTGTAAGACCTTAGGAGAGCCCTAGAGTAAGACCCTAAAGTTGATTTTACTCCTCCGGTGTACTTGGGGGATATTCGCTTGGTTGGCCCATAGGTTAAGTGGGGGTGGCCCCCTAGGATTACCCTAGGCTATCAACCCAAGGAGACTAAGAGAGCTAGCCTATTGCCTACCCCAAGGGTTGCACCTAAGGCATAGGTGGGTTGTACCTTGGGCTACTACCATGAGAAAAACATTTGGCTTAGCATGAGGGGATAGACATATGGGATATCCCTTAAGTACAACCACTAGTGATACCTTGAGTACAACCAGAAGTAGCACCTATGTCCTATGCCTACTGGATACCATGGCTATACAAGGTACTACCCTAGCGTGATACATGATGTACGGTATTAGGCTTGGCATAAGGCTTGCTACGCGCATGGGTCATTAACCTAAAGGAGAGCACCCAAGGCATACCCAAGGCATACCCAAGACTGTTACCTCATGCCTGTTACCTTGGGTATCACACACTGTTACCGATCTACCCAAAGTAACACATTGAGAGTAGGCCAAGGGATACCCTAATGCAGCTAAGTGCTTGATATACAAGGGAATCACAGAGTTGGCATGAGGATAGCATTGTGTATAGTGCAGCACCGGAGTAGCCGAAGACGTATAGTAGGATGCTCGAATGTAAGGCTCTAGCTTGGGGTCTTGCTTGAGGGGATAGGCCCTTTATTCACCTATAGGACAAGCATGTTGTAATGCGACGAACGGTAGTGTACGCTTAGACTTAATATCTGTAGTGTGCGCAACTGTAAGGCTGTCACCTAGATTACGGGGGTGATGTTACCGGGATACCGACCGGAGCCAGCAAGACGCTACGCAATAGGTGCTCTGCCACCTAGCAAACCCAGTACAGAGGGCCATAGGCGTAAGCTTTGGGTTCGACGGAATGAGGGAATGCGAAGAGCTAAGAGGATAGCCAGCACCCTTTGGTGGCTTGATGGTCTAAAGACCCAGTGATTTGCGCTGTAGTGGGAACAGACTAGGGTCAAGCACCTAGAACCCACGGCACTGGCCTAAGGGCTAAAGCGGACGTGAGTACCCTTACGATATGGGCAAACTAGAGAGACGCATGGGGTTAAGATCCATGACTCGGCTCTAGCATGTACGGGACTGTTACTGTTCCGCTGATGATGGCTTAAAGAGGGCCGAAACATGAACCCAGTAGACAAGAAGGCACGCCGTAAGGCTAACCGCAAGGCTAAAGCCCAAGGCATCAAACGCCCATTGTATCTGGCTGAATGTCAGCAGCATGCAGAACGTAAGTTCGCTAAGCTTGCTTCCCTTGACTACAGTCCTGAAGCAAGGGTACTCCGTAAAGAGTTGTCAACCGTGTGGATCAAACGGCCAGAATGTACTATGACGGTGCACAAGGCCAACCAAACTGAAATCAACGCAGCCTTGGCGCTGCTTAAAGGTGAATAAGATGGGCGCTATCAAATACGCTGCTAACATGGACAAAAACGCCATTGAACTGGCTATCAAATCGATCGGTAATCGCGGCGCCGGTCTGGACAAGGATATCCAACTGACTGCCCTGTCGGTCATTGCTCATATCGACCAGCACAACGAGGTAAGCCTCTTTACCAAACTGTATCGGGCACTGCCGAAGGGTAGCCGGTCCAATGCGCTGGTGGCATGGGCCATTGCGATGTCCAAAGTTGAGGTCAACCTCGACAAAGATACTAAGAAGGAATTCCCTTTCATCTGCGCCAAGGGCAAGAAGACTGACCTCGTGGAAGCGGCCAAGAAACCGTGGTTCGACTTCAAGAAACCTGCCGACGTGTCTGAAGAGTTCGACCTTGACAAAGCGTTCTCCAAGTTCATGGCGATGATCGATGCCAAGATCAAGGCCGGTAAGGTTGACGCAGAGAGTGAACTGGCGAAGTCCCTCAAGTCGGCAAGCGCATTGGTCAAGGTCGAAGCGGCCACCACTGGCACTGATCCCGTCGAGTCCTAATGCAATCTGAGTCTTAGTCAAACCCATTGGAAACAGTGGGTTTGCATGATGTCTTAGCTATATGTAACTAGAGGTTACGGTAATGAAACACTCCAAAGGGGTTATCACACTGGTTTATACTTGTGACGAACTTTTGAAAGTGCGTTGGGTTATGACGTTTCAAGTGTATGACCTTATCCCCTTCGAATGCCTAGGGGATGATAATGATGCGTGGTTTTGTCCAGTGAACTTTGGAGGGTTGTGACATGAAATTGCCTAAATCTTGGGTTTTGAACCTGATCTTTATCATCCTCATTGTATTAGCCGCTGGCTATGCCGCTGTGCGTGGTCAAGGAAATACTATGACGGTTGCACCTGCGGTTAAGGTGCTACCAGTGGTATTGGCCGATGGACGATGGGCTGAATCAAATCAGGCCATGCATGACGTATGCATGACCACAATATTAGGTATGGTTCAGAACACCATAGGTATAACTGACGAATACCTTGAGTCTGTCAAGGATATGTATTGGCTCTGTATGAGTGACCTCAAGGGGTCAATTTAACCAGTAGACAAATCAAAATAGGTATCAAATTATGAAAACTTTACTTTCTTGCTCTTTTGTATTGGTTGCACTCCTGTCTTCAGGTGCGTCTAATGCTAACCAAACTAGTTGTGCCCAATTGGTACATGATCGCACCATGGCACCACTCAATGAGTTGTCAACCCTGGCACCAAATGGTAATGGTTTGACTACGGTTATTCGGCACAAGGACACAAGCTACGTGTTGTTTGACATGGTGATAACCAAAGGTAAGATTGAATCCACTACATTCCAATGTGATGGCAAAGGCAATTACCGTCAGTTGTTGGAAACTGGATGGTCTATCTGGCGCACCGGTAAAGAATGGAATGCAATCCACTGGATGAAATTCTAAACACAGGTTACTTTAGGTAGAGGTCAATATGAGCAAGTTATCAGAAGTTCACGACGATTTGACGACGATCCATGCAATCTTGTTGGGTCAGCGTCAGGTGGCAATGATCAATGCTCAGACAGGCAAGCATGGATCAATGGCGCAGTGGGAACATCGCATGGAAGTCATCGACGACCTGTTGCTTGAGTTCGAGGCAGGGGGTATTGTGTGGCCGGGCAATGTGGTTGAGGTTGAGTTCTCCCGCGAGAATGGGCCACTCGGAGTTACTGTGACGAGTCCATCCATCCTTGGTACATACTGCACACGGTGCGCCAATGGTAATCGTGTTGAAGTGTGTGGTTGTGGTGGTGACAATGTGGTCAGTCTAAATCAGTGGGACGACCTCGACAGCTACGGAGTATAACCATGGCTAAACGAACCTATGGTTGCAGCACCATTATCAACGCTGTGAATCTGCAATTCGAACTGGCTGGTCACGGTCTGTACACTAACCTTAAGCGCGCTCCCGGTGGTATGTGGCTTGCAGAGCACACCATCAAGCGGCCTGTGGTCAAGGAAAATACTGTGACGCCTTCTTGTGTGCCTCGTGGTTGGGCTTATGCCAATGACTAGTAATCAGGTAAGGATTACTCTCTCAATTATCCTGTGGCTCCTCCTAGGGGCCTTGGGATTCACATTTAAGGTGCTACATGGCTAACTCATACGATATCACCCTACGTTTCAGCAATGGGCAACCATCCCGTACCATCTTCATTGGTGAAGACCGAAAAGCCCGTGATGCAGCACATGCTGTAACATTGGCTAAGCTCGACACCAGTGCCAAAGGTTGGGACATCAAGCACTGCGATGAGGTATTCATCGTAGGTCATAACTTACAGGTGCAATCATGAAACTCATAACTTCTATTGCGGTTGGTGTAGCACTAGGTCAGCTTGGTTATAACCTGATCGGTAGTGCTCTTTTCCTCACTGTTCTCTAACCCGCTGAAGAGGCCCAGTGACAAGGGCCGAAACGTGACCACAAAACTGGCTCCCTCCAATGAAGACTAGTAGTGGTGCGTCCGGGAAGTCGTCTAGAATCGTATAGGACACCGTGTCTGCAATGACCGGAGACGAGGAACCATGGCGCGAACCTCCTTCCCTCTAATTTCATACCCGCTGACGAGTCCTTGTGACAGAGGACGAAACACCTACCCGCAGAGCATTGACCGAAACCACAATGCTTTGGTCGGAGGTAGGTTGTACGGGAAGTCAATGGTGTCCTATTGTGCGGCAGCTCGCCGATAGGAATCACACCCTCAACAACCGGCTTAGCAGAGCTGGCTATACAAGCACGGGAGAACGTCAGGTATAGGTGAACCTGGGTTGATTTCCCTCCTAATTCATACCTAAAGGTGAACAAAATGTCCCGTAGCTGGAAACAAGAGCGCACCACCCCCAAAGGCACCCCTCCTAAGGTCCGTAGGCCCCGTGTGAGCGATTACGCCCGTCAGGTATACACCGATAAGGGGTATATCCTTGAGTCGCCTCAGGATGAGCCTGAGGACCCCAAAGGGTTAACGTTGTGATTCGCCCCGGCTTTATGGTCAAGGCTAAAGACAACTATCTGTCGTGGCGCCTTGATACCTCTGGTCATGTGTGGGTCCAGATAGGTTGGGGACTCTTGAAGCGCACGAAATACCGTGTGAGTACCAAAACGTTTTACATGCTGGCCCTGCACTGGAGCCGGTAAATACTGTGACGCCCTCTTTTCTCAAAACCAAAAGGTAAATGCCATGAACAAAATCTACGATGCTTCCAAAGAGTTCAAACCTTTCGCTAACCGTGGCCGTGGTGGTCAACTCATTGAAGAACCAACCTTCAAGGGTCACCCGAACAAGAAACACTTTCGTCGTGCCACTGGCAAACCCAACACTAGCCGTCATGCGCCGAACCGTCGTATCCGTGTGACCGTCAACAATGATATCCGTCAAGGGTATACCTATCAGAAGGTGTAATCATGGGCCAACGGATCTATGTAAACCTGCCGTCTGGTGCAACACACAAGGCGGTAGCCAATGAGGTATTCTACAGAAAGTACAACTTGGGCTGGCTTGTGTGGGATACCTATCATAAATCATGGCGTCACACTGACCTGATTGTTCTGGTCGAGGAGTTGTAACCATGCCTTGTTATGATGAACGTGATGAACCTTCTTTCGTAAGGGCTGAGGCTCAACGTGAGTGGCGTCACAACTCTCCTGTGGCTGAGTTGTTGTGTTGGTCACTCGTTCATATGTCCGAACGTGAGCAACATCGCTTACTTCAAATGAACCCAGCGCTGGCCCAATGGTGGGCTGAGCATCAAGAGCGCGACAAGCGCAAGGCGGCCCGTAATGGCAAAGCAAAGTAACGGCAAGAAGAAAGCCCGTGTGTGGTACAGCAAGGGTAATCCAAACGGCTCTCGCGTAGCGAAAGGTCAATCCTATCGTGAAGACAGCGTAATGCGTCCAGAAGGCAAGCGTCAACGTCGAGGTTTCTGATAGCTGAACCCTACCCTCTAGGTAATGACAGAAAGCTGCACCCTAGAGAGTAGGCTTGAGCAATCCGCTCGTTAACCCAAATGTAACAAGAGGATACAACAATGAATTGGCTATTGATTCTCCTTTGTTTGATGCTACTGGTGTCGGTAGTAGGTGATGCTAGTGCAGCAGAACCTGTAGTTGCTACCATCGTTGATGAAAACCTTGGGTTGACCTTCTTCTTCCTTGGGTTGGCAGCCATGTGTGCCGGTGGTTGGTTCTGCTGGAGGTCAACTACTGTGACGCTTCCTACAGCTAAAGCCAAGTGGAAAATCGTACATACTCCTGATGATTTCTGGCGGGTTTACCGTAAGGGTCGCTTCACTGGCATATGGTGGCTTCAAGATTCCTTTTGTTTTAGGGGATCGGCTGAAACCCACATCAAGAACAAAGTTAATCCAGAAATAGAACTCTTTGACTCTAAGGGTGAACCTATAGATTAATCCTTATAGTGTTTTTATAACTTAGGTTAAGCAATAGGATTACCTATAGGTATACCCTTAGGTTAAAAGCTTTTACGGTAACACAAAAATCTCCCACGTCAAGAGGTATGCAAAATGTATGCAATCTTAGCTTTCAAGCGGACCTACGCTGGTCCAGAAGAGGCCATCCGCCGTATGGTGAGCTTCGAGATCATTTCCATGGGCTGTTTCAATGGGTTGAACAATCCTCGTGCCTTCGAGCCGGGTGTTGTGGGTGGATCACGAGATCTTGCCATTGAGGTTAACACGGATGGTCAACCATTGCTTGATACCACCGGCCATGTGGTCGCCTTCGGCAATACCGCTGGTGAAACCACTCGACTCAATGATGAACTCCGTGGTTTCCGTGAAACCTCATGTGAGACCTTGGCTGTAGGATATGTGAGTTACCTCACTGGGTCCACTCAAAGGACCTACGCTGGTATCATTGGTGACAACATGGGCCTTACCGCCACCAATGGTAAGGCTGATCCATACGTTGGCTCTTTGTTGCTGCGCGAAGGGTTCTTGGAGAACTACCGTGACCCAGTGGGTGCTGGTTTGGTACGGACCCTTCGTGTGCTGACGCCCAACGAGAAATTCCTCAGCGACCTCCTCACGCCAATTGAGAATGGTCGTGCCTCCTTCCGCACTGAACTCCGTGATACGCAATCGAGGCTGGCCGTTACTATAACGGCCAATCGCCAATGGCGCGGCGCGTTGTACCAGTTCGTTGGTAGTGAGCGCCCAAGCGGTCAAGCAATTGCTTACCTCCAAGCGTGGCGCAACACCAGCGAGTATACAACTTCAAACGGATTCGACGGTGCTCGTGGTCAATTGGCAGCGTGTCAGCGCCTTGCTATGACTAACCAGTGGCGTAACAAGTCGGTGATCGCCGTGTTGTCCAGCATGTTCAACCATGGTGACGATAGCGACATCATCACCTTTGCAGGTAATCACTACCTGTCGTACTGCACCAAGGTTGGCTTCTGGAACACCACAAATTTGTTCCGTGATCAAACGTCGATGATGACTGAAGGTCGCTACAACAAGGGTGGTCAATCGGCGGCAATCCGTGATCGTCTCTACAATGCCCGCTCTCTGCGCTCCCGTGCTCAATGGCATGACCTGTGGAACATCGACTTGGGCAAGGAGTTGGACGACATCAAGCGTACTTTCAATGCCCACACCGACTTGGCTTATCAGGTAAGCCCAGGAACACTTGCGGCATTGGGATCAACAAGCTACACCAATGGTCAACGTGATCGCCACTTGGAAGCCATTTCTTCCGCCATCCGGACCATCTGGACTGCTGATACCCCAGCGAAACTCACAGCGTTCCTCAGTGGTTCCGACGCTCTTCCTGATCTGACCATCCCGGTCGCTGCTCCTCCTCGCGAAGAGGCTACTGGTTTCGTACAGTGGGTCTCCGAAGCAACTGAAACCGTTCACTAAAGGTAAAGTAATCATGACTAACAAAGCACTGATCGGCGCTGACCCGGAAGCTTTCGTTAATGACGGCGATGTGATTTCGCATTGCATCAACAAACTGGGCGGCAGCAAGGACAAACCTCGGCCTGTAATCGGCGGTGGCCTGCAAGAAGACAACGTGTTGTTCGAATTCAACGTTGACCCTACGGCCGACGCTGCACAATTCGCTGCGACAATCCAATGGGTACTCGATCAAGGTCGTGAAGTCCTGATCGGCCAAGGTCTGTTCATCGAGTGTGGTGTTTCGTCCCACATCTACGAAGACATGTCGTCCTTCCCCGAGAAGGCCTTCGAGTTCGGCTGTACGCCTGACTACAACGGCTTCACTGGTGAGGTCAACCCAAAACCAAGCGCAACCAACAACAACTTGCGTACCGCCGGTGGTCACGTCCACATTGGTTACTCGCATTTGCGTACTGTGACGGAGCGCCTGAGCCGCGACGTGGTGTGCATGTGCGATTACCTCCTTGGGCTGCCAAGCTTGCTGGAAGACACTGATACTCGACGCCGTGAGTTGTACGGTAAGGCCGGAGCGTGCCGTCTGAAGTCCTACGGTCCCGAATACCGCACGTTGTCGAACTATTGGATATGGGATGAGGGTATGATCCAAACGATCCACCAGCGCGCTCAGAAGGCCTACGACGACGTGGATAAGCTGCCGCTGTATCAGGCACTGGTAAGTCAAGAAGAATGCCAGCGGATCATCAACGAAGGCGACGTGGTAGCTGCCGCCGCTGCCCTTGAGGTATTCCGCCATGCCGCAATCTAATCGGGAAGTCGCAGAGTTCGACCTGCGCAGTGATATGAATAGTTACTATCGTCATTCGGTCGTGACTTATTTGTATCCAAATAAAGATGGAACCATTAGTCGGTACGCCGCGTGGATCAATGAGTTCCATGGTCACAATGACGAGCTCAATGCTAGTATCAAGCTCCTCAAACCGGAGAACAAGGATTACACCGCCTTGTTTGATGTCCCGATTGAAACCTTGGACTTCACCATGCCACCTCTCGGTCTGGTCAAGGTGGACAAGAACTGGTGGCTTCCAACCCGTAGCCCACAGCGCCGCATGCGTAAAGGCTACAACAACGAATGCGTTCAGTTGTCCTTCTTGGAAGGCGCTGAGTATGCACCCGCTGACGGCCTCATCGAAGCCAATCTCAAGACTGTCATCAAGCAGCTCTGGTATGGTAACGAGGAGCGCATCGCGTTGAATCTGGTCGTGTGGGGTAAAGGTATCTACTACATGACCGACAAAGTTGCCGACATCAGCGACGAAGGTGTCGTTTCCCTGATCCCGAACAAAGAAAAACTCGGAGAACTCTCATGCAAAATATTGGCGAACAATTGGGATACAGTGCTCTCGAAAACTATCGTGCGCATCCTTCCCTCGTCACCGCAGATGCCGTTGGTGTAGAGCTTGAACTAGAGGGCTTCACCAGTGGTGATGTTGAAACCGCCCGTCGTCACCTAAACCCGCATTGGACTGTCACTAGTGATGGCTCATTGCGTAATGGTGGCGTTGAGTTCATCACCACTGGCGGCAAGGGTGGTGAAGTCCTGTACCAAGCGTACGAGCGTATTACCACATGCCTGCGTGACACCGTGAACTATGACGCCTCGTGGCGTTGCAGCACTCACATGCACCTGAACATGCTGGACTTCACCTGCAACCAAGTGGCTCGCTACATGCTGGTGTATGCAGCCTGTGAGCCTATTCTCTTCGCGTTGGCAGGATCTCAGCGACGTTCGTCGAACTTCTGCACACCTTTGGCGGACTCTCTGGTCTTCCACAAGAAGCTGATCTCCCGGTTGTACGACAACACCGTTGCCAATCGTCTTGCCTCCGCGCAGACCAGCAAGTATACGGCGTTGAACTTCCAGCCTCTCTTCGGTAACCAGAACGTTCGCCCTTTGGGTACCATCGAGTTCCGTGGTGGCCGCCCAATGACGACTATGGAAGAGCTGCTATTGCAGACCAACATCCTGCTGAGCATCAAGGATTTCGTTCGGAACTTTGAGGGAACTGAGGATGAAATGCTGGTCAAGCTGAATGATGGTGTGTTCAATACTGTCTTCCAGAATGGCTGCGCATCTTCCTTGGATTACGTCAAGGTGGAAGAGTTGGAAGCCGCATTGATTCACTCTTGGCTACTGCTCAAGTCTTATCAGGAAGGCATGAAGACCCAACCTTCTGAATCTTCTCGTCACACTCTTGGTTCCTCTGTTCCTACTGATTGGAGTCAATTGGCAGCTCAAGCCGAGATTGTACGTCGCCGTGGCGCACCTCGCCCTTTGGGTGCCATTGATGATGTGGAAGATGATCGCCCGTATTGGTCTGCGTCCCTAGCCCCAAGGGACGGCATTCGTATTACTGGTGATGACTTCAGTTCAGGGGAGCTTGCTAGGTTGCACCCTGAGTTCAGTCCAAATAACTGGCCTATCTTCCATCGTCACCTTGAAGAGATCCAGCAAAGCGCAACCCCACGTGCTCGTAAGGCTGAGCTCATGGCACGAATCTTGTGTGATGAGCGTTTCATCTTGCGGATGAGTCCCATGTCTTGCCGGACTACTGTGATGAACTGGGTGTTAAAGGGTGGTGATGTAGAGACTACACCAGTCGGCACTATCATTCGGGCTGCGTTGAACCGCATCTTGTCTGGAAGGGCTCGTCAAGTTGAGGGTGTAGACAACGGATCCAGCACGAACAACCAACCTGTTGCTATCGGCGCAAGTTCAAACGTGGATTACACGCTGACTCTCAACTCGGATCAAATGGCGGTGCTTAGCAACCTGTTCCAGATGCCGCGCCAGTTCATAAACAACCGTTACCTCTTTCAAACCATGATGAACACAATGGTTCAACTGAGGCACAAGTCGGTCTTGTGCGCTAACTACAGGGCGCGTACTGGGTTTGCTATCTCAGACTACCTGCCCGACAACATCCCAGCGGCCATGGCATATACTTTGTTCAGGATAGCTAATGTGCAGTCCATCCAACACCTGAGTGCTAACACTCTCGGGGATTATGACGCAGTGTGCGCCGCCATGAATATCTTTTTGGCTGGCGGTTTGTCTTTCCCTGTGATCTTCCGTTGGATTGAAAGAGGAGATCCTAGGACCACACGTCGGCTCTATATGGTATCAACCCGCAGCCACCAACTTGGTTTCCCCTGCAGAGTTGAACATGGAGCAAACCACCAAACTCATGAACCTCGCGTGTCGGCAACGTCCGGCCAACGTGTTTACTAAAAGGTAAGTAATTATGTGCGGAATCGTAGGCGTAGCCTCACCAACCCCAATGACCCTCCCGATGAAGGAGTTCTTTCAGGATCTCCTTTTCCATGACGTCATTCGTGGTCCACATGCGACAGGCGTAGCAGCCATCGACACCTTCGACCGCTCTCTGTGTGTAGAGAAGAAGGCAGTCCCTGCTCCACTCTTCTTGTACGATAAGGAGGTTATGGAGAACCTCTTTGCCTTCAAGCACAACTTCAACATCTACATTGGTCACAATCGGTATGCGACCTCGGGGGCCAAGGATGCAGACGCTAATGCTCACCCTTTTGTGCACGGTGATATCGTTGGCGTGCATAATGGAAGTCTACGAGACCAGAAGCTCCTCGCTGAAAGTGAGAAGTTTGTGGTGGACTCTGACAATCTTTATTATCACCTTGACGAGCATGGTCTTGACGACACCATAAAGAAAACCAATGGTGCTTACGCCTTGGTGTGGTACAACCGTGAAGAGAACACCCTGAACTTCTTGCGCAACGACGAACGCCCTATGGCAATCGGCAAGTTGTCCAATGGCAGTTGGGTGTGGGCATCTGAAATGGGCATGCTCAAGTGGTTGGTCGGCCGTCACAAGCTGCTATCTTGGGCCACCTACAAGGAAAATGGGGTGGACTACCAAATGGTTCATCAGCTTGAGCCCATGCAACACATGAAGTTCGAGTTTCAAGACAAGAGTCGGTCGGTCCCAATGCCCCGCCTTATCAAGAAAAACGCTCCGGTGTTTCCCACGCGAATCTACCAAGGGTACGGTTGGGACAATACTGGATACGATACTTCAACTAATCGTCGGCAATACCAAACGCAACACTCAACAAGCACAAGCTCGACACCATACGCTGCGAAAGTGAAGAGTGTTCTCGCAAAGTTTCTCAATGGTGGCGCAGAGATTGGTAGCTGCATTGAGGTGGAATACCTTGGTAAAGCCGAAGAGAAATCCCGTACTGGTTATGTTGCCAAAATGGAACTCTTCAAGTACCAATCCAAAAATGGCAAAGTAGTGATCATGCATATGTACCAACATGATAACTGCTACGTCAAAGACTGGACCGACAAGGATATTGGTACCAGACTTTATGCTGCAATCTCTGGTGTGATTGAGCATAATCCTGCGACCTATGGCTGTGTCAAAAATGATGAACTTGGTTGCACCATTACGTTGACCGGCCTGAGTGTCGTTAAGCCAAACCGCTACTGGCCGTACTGTGACACCGTTGAACAGGAGGGGGAGGACCAAAACGTTCTCCCTTTTCGGGTCGGAACGTCTCAACAAACGCGAGAGGAGACACCTCAGAAAGTTGGCTCGGAAGAATCAAAAGATTCAGTAATCTTGTTACCTAAGGATCTAACTGCTGAAGAGTTCATGCAGGGTAAAGTTCATCTGGCTAATGGCTTCTGCACCCAAAAGGAGTACATCGAAATGTGTACTCTCAATGCGGCGCGCTGTGCTGAATGCGCAAGGTCTTTGAGCAGGATCAGCACGAATCAAATCTGGTTGTATATTCACTGGGATCGTGACACAGGTAGGGCTCATGACTACCTACACTGTTCCAGCCAATGCTACCGCCAGAATAAACTAGAATGCGATTTGATTGACGAAGATTACGATCGTCGTTTTGGAGGTCGAGATGACTAACCTGTTGAATATTCTGAGAATTCCGGAAGGTGACATTGTGGTCACCCGCAAGGTTCCCATGACCGATAAGACCTGCGATGAGCTTCGAGCCATTCAGGCTAATCGTGAAGAACTCCTGTCGGACAAAATGGGTGAGCGCATCATGCTGCCCATCCCGACGTTGATCCAACAACTCATACATGAAGAACATGTAAGGGCTCAACTTCCATAAGAGGATACTAAGATGCCAGCACCTAAAGTTCGAATCATTACCAATGGTGTGTCCGAAGGGGCACGTAACCTCGGTGAAGCACTGGAGGCACTCAATGCCAACGTCTCACGTGTCCGAGTGGGAGCCCCTAAGATGCCAGTACGGCAGAACATCAAGTGGGGTTGCTTCAACCTCGACCGGACTGACTATGGTGGAGCGATCCTCAATGTGGGCGCCGGTCGTACTTCACTTAATAAACTCGAATGCTTTCGGGCGCTTGGGGCCGCTGGAGTACCAATTCCAGCGTTCACCACTGAGCGCGGCATTGCTGACGGATGGATGCGGCGTGAAGACTGCCGCCGTGTCTATGAACGTCATGTCCTCTCAGGTTCAGAAGGTGATGGGATCCGAGTGGTAGAAAGCGCCGAGGATCTGACCGAAGCCCCTCTGTACACCAAGGGTATGCGTGGTGTACGCCGTGAGTATCGCATCCATGTGTTCAAATCTGGCGGTATCAACCGCATCTTCGTCCAGCAGAAGAAACGCCGGGCAGGATTCACCGAAGACGAGAATTACGGTAATACCGTACGGAACCTTGCGCATGGCTGGATCTTCGCGCATAATGACATTGTTCAACCTCGTCGTCAGACCATCGATATCGCAATCCAAGCGGTGACAGCACTAGGTCTGGACTTTGGTGCGGTTGACCTGATTGAAATGCATGAGCATGCGTTGGGCTCAGTTGTACTTGAGATCAATTGTGCTCCCGGCTTGCAAGGTGCTACATGTGATTTCTATGCCCAAGCTATCTATGGGCTTACCACTGGTGTGCGTGACGTAATCCCTACTCCACCCCCTGAGCCCGACCATGTGGTGAACTTGCCGCGTGATCTAAGTGCCACTGAAGATGATGACGAAGAGGAACGTTACGATGACGATGACGGCTACTAAGTGTAACTTGTGGCTCTGGGGTCAAGACTCTAGTGGTTATGGTGCACTTAAGTTTCGTGGTCAAGTAGAACGCGCTCATCGGGCCATCTGGATTATGTACAATGGTGACATACCGGATGGTCTTCTCGTCAGGCACAAGTGTGACAATCGGTTATGTACAAACATTGACCACTTGGAATTAGGCACAATCCAACAGAACATACAAGATCGTGAAGAACGAAACCGTGGTTCTAAGGGTGAGGATAGACCTAACTCAATACTTAAGGAAGATCAAGTGGTTCACATCTACACCTGCTCAATTCCATCGAAGGTTCTTGCGGAAGAGTATGGAGTATCAACTAAAACAATCCAGATGATAAGGTCAGGTAAAAGATGGCGATCAATAACAAAACCAAAGTAGCGGTGTACGGAAGCTTGCGCCAAGGGATGGGTAACCATCGGCTCCTTGAGGGCCAAAAGTTTTTGGGGACTACTGTGACGGAGCAGCCATATGCGATGTACAGCCTTGGTGGATTCCCCAAGGTATGTCTTGAAGGCGAAAAGGTATGCCCTATCGTCGTCGAGATTTACGATGTGGATGCCCAAGGGCTTGAGCGTTTGAATATGCTTGAGGGCTTCCACAGCAAAGGAAGCAACAACAACTTCTATGATTGCTCTCTTGTTGGGACCGGTCTAGGTGAAGCTTTGATCTATCACATTGAGGATGGTTATGGCGGCACTCGTGACTGTGTACCTCATGGCGATTGGGTTAAATACCGAAAAGGTGAATAAAATGAAAGCACAACTTATTGCACAACTGTACTCCCATGGCACCTCGCGCAATGTCTGCCCTATTTGGCTGGCTGAAATGCTCAAGAAGATTAAGGAAGCCCAATGAATCCCATCGAGATCAATGTCTTTCCTGTGGGCACCCCGAACCAACAGATCACAGACGCTAAGCAGTATCGTGCTGCACAGCGCTCTCTGGAGGTTCTGGAGGCTCAACTGAAGGAAGCAGAAGAGTATGGCAAAGGGTATGTATCTCTCCTGAGCCAGCGAGTCACAGAGACTCGTAATATCATCACCAAACTTGAGGAAAAGTACAAGGATCTCTGATGTCAGGTAAAAAGATCATTGGCGATACTGTATGCCCCGGGTGCCGTGCCGAGGGTCGTGACTCAAAGGGTAATCACCTGATCCTGTTTGAAACAGATGAAGGTGTACGCTTTGCGAAGTGTCCTAAGTGTGGTCACTACGAGAAAGACCCATCGACCTTAACTCTAAATGTGAAGAAGGAGTGGAACCAAGATGAGCTATCAAAGCGACTGGGAGAAATCTCTTCCTATCCCATCAAAGACCTTGCGTCTCGCCGCATACCTGATTGGGTCTGTGAGCATTTTGGTGTTAGGGTTGGGCTTTCTACTTTGGATGGTAAGTCAATCGTCGAGCACTACTACCCGCGTTACAACCCCAACATGCAGCTCTGCCGTTACAATGTTCGAGTGTGCGACCCCAAGGCGTTCTACTCAATAGGTCCTAACGGGATTCCCTTTGGGGCCAACAGGTTAGATGACAAGGGTATCCGGAGGACCAAACTCTGGATCTTCGAAGACGAACTATCAACAATGAGTGGTTTCTATGTACTCAAACAATTCACCGAAGGAGAAAGCAAGGAGAATACCTTTGCGTGCATTGGGCTCCCTGCTGGGTCGGGGTCTATTGTGGCTTGTCTTCAATGGCTCATCGACACCAAACGCATTGAACGATTTGAAGAAGTCGTATATGTGCATGATAACGACAAGGCAGGCTTTGAGTCCTACCAAACAGGGAGAGCGTTGTTTGCGGAGCTTAGGGGTACGACCACTGACCTTAAAGACGCGAATGATATGCTCATGGAGGGGCGCAACAAAGAGCTATTCAAAACACTCGTAAGGGGTGCTCGCATTCGTAGTCCTGATGGTGCAGCTACCATTATGGATGCAATGCGTGAAGCTGAAGAGGTCAGGGCAGAGGGTATGACATTCCCTTGGCCAGGGCTCACAGAGTTGGTTAAGCTTCGCTGGGGTGAGATTAGTGCCTTAGGTGGTGGTGTCGGTGGGGGTAAAACCACACTGGTACATGCCATCGGCGCACACTTCATCAGTCAACACAAAGTAGCAACTGCATTCTTCATGCTTGAGGAGAGGATCAGCAAGACTCTTCATAACGTGAGTGTGCAACTTACAGGGGTCAAGTCGGTAGGTTTTGAGAAGGACCGACAGCAGCAGATCAACGAGACTTACAAACTCGATGAGCTTATGCACCTCTGGAAGAACAAAGGTGCCAACGATTGGGATAACATCAGTCAGTGCATCAGGTATTACGCTTCGATCCATGGCGTAAAGCTCTTCTTTGTGGACAACATTACAGCATTAACCAATACACTAACTCCCTCCGAGATAAACACTGAGATTGCTAGGATTGCTACCGAAGGTGCAGGCCTTGCAGACGAACTCGACATCCACATTATGTTCCTGTCCCACTTGAATCCTCCACACTCAGGGCCTAGCCATGAGGAAGGTGGTGAGGTGCGACCAAGCCAGTTTACTGGTGGTAGAGGGCTGATGCGTTGGGTTCAACTCATGTTAGGTTTTGAACGTGACCTGTACGCCGAGGGTGACATGAAGCATATGTCTCGTATCCGCGTGTTAAAGGATCGTGAAGATGGCCACACTGGCGTTATTACAACCCGATACGATACTGAAACCGGAAGACTTGAAGAGTGTCAGTCCGACTTTCAGGAGCCTGATGGAGACGAAGAAGAACGCTTCTAAGTGCGTAGTCTCAGATATTGAGGGTAACAATCTTCTGTATAAAATTACGAAGATGCACTGTGGTGTAATTCTGAATCCATTCACCTTAGAGGAACAGACCTATGGCCCAACCAAATGCGCCGAATACCTCCAAGAGTTGTCCACCAAAGATGAAATCATCGGACACAACTTTGCTGGTTTCGATCTTCTGGTTTTACGTAAGCTCTTTGGGTTTACTTATGCTGGCAGATGCTTTGATACAACGATTCTATCCCGCCTGTTGAATCCTGAGAGGTTCTCCCACGCATTAGAAGGATGGGGTCATCAGCTCAAGTTTCACAAGGGTGATTATGCTCGGGCATTCATCGCTAAGCAAGCGGCAGAAGGTTTGCCTTATCGTGACGGGGATGAGTGGAAAGAGTTTAGTCAGGACATGATGGACTATTGTGTGCAGGATGTTAGGTTGAACGCTGTGTTGTTCTTCTACTTCATCATCCGCCTAGGGTGGTACGAACAATATGGTGTGACCAAGGCAGAATGCCAAAGGCTCGAAAGGGCCATACGTGAGGGTGACCTCAAGAGGATACAATGAAATGGCAAAAGTCAAACGTAAAAAAGGACGGGATTATAAGCGCGAACGTGAACTTGCTATTCGACGCGGCGAGACTGGCGTTGGGTCCAAGTCAGGTGATGCCCAAAGGCACCGTGCCCGTCGTATCGTGGAGAAAGACGTTGGGGACCTCCCTTCGGACCAAGTGGTTGACCACATTACACGGGTTAAGGATGGCGGTGGCAACAGTCGCGGTAACCTTCGTGTCCGTTCTCTTTCTTCTAATGCTGCTGATGGCGGTCGTGTTGGCAATCGTAAGTCCAAAGGGAAGCGTAAGAAATGAGTGATTGGAAGGAAATAGAGGATTGCAATCAAGACTGTGGTGATGACAACGGATGGTGCGGCTACTGCTGGCGCTGCCTAGAGCATCATCAGTGGTTACAGAGACAAGAGGAATACGAAGATGAAGAAGAGTGAACTGAAGTTGGAACTCAAGGACTGCCAAGAGAAACTCAAGGCAGCCTACGCCGAGATCAATGAGCTGAAGCTTTTGAATAAAGCCAGTGAGATTTTGGATGAAGAAGAGGAGAATAGATCATGTGCAATCGATCTGGACAAGGTGGCTGCGGCTTTGTAAGTCAGGACAAGATGTTGAAACTCCTGATGGAGAAGAATGAGATTATTCGGTTGCAGACCAAGATCATCCTTGAACAAGAGGGTCGACGTCTGTTCCAAGAGTGTGTCCGTCATGGTGCACGTCCGGGTAACGTACTGCAATGGTTGAAGGAGAGACTGGATGTATCTGATCCCAAATGAGGAATACGAGGAGCTCATACGCATGAAGCATGAGCTGGCTGACCTTAAGGCAATGCTTGCTTTAGGTGATGAACTAAAAAAGTCAACACCAGAAGAAGTAGAGGAGGAAGATTTCCTTAGCGGAGTCACCTGTAACCCTGATGCACCAGAAGAATGTGAGAGTTGCCAATGAAGATCGGGCTAGATTGGGATGGGACGGTCAACGCTGACCCTAAGTGCTTCCGTGAGATCGTCTGTGCTTTCCTCGATGCAGGTCATGAGGTGAAGGTCACCACTTGGCGTTGTGCTCCACTATCTGAATCCGCTTGGGAGAAGGATGGGAGTGAGCGTTGGGAAGACATCGAGGAGATCTTCGACACATGGGGCTTCCGCCTGCCGATTGTCTACTGTGATGGCCGTGCTAAACGTGACTGCTACCCAGCGGACATTTGGATCGACGATAGTCCTCACGCTGTGATCTTCTCATTGCAACGAGCCCCACGCTTTGAGAGTGACCACACGAAGTATTACGAGGATCCTATGGTGTGCGAGAACGAGCATGGACGAATCGAGACAACCTATGGTGTCATCACTAGCAAAATTGGAGTCAAAGCTAATGGCTAAGTTTACAGTAATGCTCAAAGAAGGCTACAAGTTTGAAGTGGAATCAGATATTGTTCAACCAAGTCATAATCCCGGGTGTGTAGTATTCCAAAATACGAGTATTGTACAAGATAGTCTGCGTCGTGATTCCTTCGGTGCTCCTTCTTATCTGAATCAATACGAAACCATCGCAGTCTTCAATGATGTACTTAGTGTAGTTCGAGTGGTGGAATAATGTCTGACCCATGGATGCAAGCCTTTCTTCTTGAAACGAAAGTAGCGTCCATCATGGCGAAGCAGGCTAACACTGGGGTACACGTCAACAAGGTCAAAGCTGGATTCTACATCCATGTCCTCAACGAGAGGATCAACGCGTTAGACCGAATTGCTGTACCTCAGATGCCAAAGATGTTAGGTAAGGGTTGTACTGCAACTGAGCCGTATAAAAAAGATGGCAACCTCAAGGATAATGTGGTTAAATGGTTCGCCAAGGAAGGTGCAGAGTTTGAGGTCGATGGACCTTTTTGTGGAGTCTCTTGGCTCCCATTCGACATGGGCCGCACCGAGGCCATCAAGGAGTATCTTGCTGGTTACCTCGGTTGGGAACCTGACACTTGGAAATTCATTGACATCACGATGCATTCCAGCATTAAGAGGCCACTGAACAAAGAGGAGCAGGAGGCCCGCTTGGAGCGGTATTTGGATGACATGAAGAATACAAACCTTGGGAAACTAAGGATGCGTCTTCTTGGTATCAAACCGGGTACAATGACCAAGCGTCAAGTCAAAGAGTTAATCCTGAAGAAGAGGAAGGTTCCCGGAGGAGCTAAGCTCACTGAGTCTTCCTTTAAGAACATCAAAGATGGTGGCATTGGCAGCGCTCTTAAACAGAGACTTACTTTGGCTCACCGTCGAGGTCTTCTTACAGGCATCCTAAACCTAGTGCGGGATGATGGTCGTATCGAAGCTGGGGCAATTACCATCGGTACACCTACAATGCGTATGCGGCACAATGGGGTGGTCAACATCCCTAAGGCTGCCAAGTACGTACTCTTTGGCGCACACTGTCGAGCTATCTTTGAATCATCTGCGTGTAGCCTCGAGGATAACCCCCGAGGCATCATCTACAAGCACACAGACGATAAGGGCAAGGTCCATAAGAAGTGGATTCCAGCAGGGCGGAGAGTTCTCGTCGGATATGATGGGGCTGGTCTTGAGCTGCGTATGCTGGCCCACTATGTTAACGACCCTGAGTATACAGCTCAGATTCTAGATGGTGATATCCACTCATACAACATGATGTTGGCTGGTCTACCTAACCGTGACGCAGCGAAGACGTTCATTTACGCCTTCCTGTATGGTGCTGGGGATCAGAAGATTGGTGACATCATTGAGGGTAGCCGTGAAGACGGTAAAGCGATTAAGGAGAGATTCTTTGAGTCCCTCCCAATGCTGCGTGACCTCATTGATCGAGTCAAAGAGCAAGGAGAGCAAGGGTACGTCATTGGTCTTGATGGCCGTAAGTTGTGGTTGCGTAAGGACGGTAAAGGCCGCCCAATGACGCACAAAGCGCTCAACCTACTGCTTCAAGGTGCAGGTGCAGTCGTAATGAAGTACGCCATGGTTCTACTGGAAGAAGCAATCGCTGAAGAGGGCCTTGACGCACTTAAAGTGATTGACATGCACGACGAAGGGCAATATGATGTCCATCCTAGAGACGTAAAACGTGTCCGGGAACTCATGGATATCTGCGTTAAGAAGGCCGGGGAACTCCTCGGGATGAACCTACCGCTAGCCTCAGACTCTGTGGTTGGCCTCAGTTGGAAGGATACACACTAATGCCAGATCAAGGCGACGAAACACAAGGCTACTAATATGAGCTTTGATGTAGATGGATACATTGAGCGTGGCATGCGCCATGCAGAAAGAAATGTAATGAGGAGATACAAAACGATGGCTAAGAAAGATAAATTCATTGTGACTACCCCTACGGCTGAAATGGGTTATGGGCACCTCCGGTATCCAGACACCAAGTTCAACCCCGAGGGTGATTACAAACAGGACTTCTTCCTGAATAGTGAGGAGGCTAAGGCCTTCTGCTTGACTATTGAGGGCGACCCACGGGCCGTTGTCAAAGGGAAGAAGGCAAAGCTTAAACCAACCAAGGTTGATGGTCAGTTCAAGTTTAAGACCAAGCAACACGCAAAGGTGAAGTCTGGCGATGAAGTCTTCGAAGTTAAACCACGCCTTTATTACATCGTCGATGGGAAAACCGTTGAGTACCCTGAGGATGCTCCAACTCCTTACGCTGGATCCAAGGGCCAACTTGAGTTGGAAGTCGTACCCTTTGAAGGCTTCGGTGGTGGTCTGTCGCTTCGTCTCCGCGCCATTCGGTTTACGGAGATCGTTGAGGGTTCGAAGGGTACTAGTGGGAACTGGGATGACGTTGAGGAGGGTTACACCTCAAAGGCTATTGAGCGTCCTCAGACACCATCGGATAAAGACGACGACCTCGATGATGAAGTAGAGGAAAACGATGATGAAGAAGAGCGTTGGTAATGAATTCGATCGAGCTAATCTATCGCATGCTGTTAGCACGTTGGGGGCAGCCTTTAGGTCGCTGGATCGTATCCCAGGGTATGAAGCTGTTACGTCGGAGATTGGTCGTCACCTTGAAGACCTCTCCGCAGACCTCCGAAGAGCAAGGGAGAAAGAAATCAATGACAGAAACTCCTAATGAGAAGGTTGAGGTAGATCCTAATGGTATTGACCAACATGCACCGGGGGCAAAACTTGACGCTGGAAAGCAAAGACCTTCCCTCATCTTTGACTCGATGTCTCGGGCACTTGCCGGCGTTGTCGCCGTTGGAACTTTTGGAGCTAACAAATACTCCGATGGTGGCTGGCTTGAAGTTGAAGGTGGAATCCAGCGATATCGTGATGCACAGCTCCGACACGAGCATGCAATATCAATTGGTGAACTGGTCGATAGTCAGTCAGGACTCCCCCATGACTTCCATCGTGCATGGAACGTTTTGGCTCAAGTTGAACTGAAGGCTCGCCGAGGGGACTATAACTAATGATTGGCAATGACTTCTGGACGAAGCTAAAGGTGACTTCAGATGACATTGCGTTTGAAACCTCCAATTACCTTGTGGTTGTTTCACCGGGTGACTGGAGGCTCAAAGCGCGGAGTGATACTGATAGGAACCTCGGAGAGTATGTCGTGGTGCAGAAACAATACGGCACCATTGAGCATACCTGCAATAATTTACCCACGGCTATAGCCACGGCCAATACCCTAGAGGATGCCCTCAAGAGTATTACCAAGGGGACTGAACCAAATGAGAACGTTATTAGCCTCGTACCCAAAGACCGTACCTAACAACTACGAAGTCAAGGGTGAGGACATTGAGATTGCCGGGGCGGGAGACCCCGGTTACTCCCTCACTCCTGATCAGTGGGAGAAAGCAATCCGGATGGAGGACCCCAATTATGACTGGAATGGTTATACCACGGCAGCCACAAGAGTCCTCTTTGATCACCCGTCGTTGGCCCACAAGGAACACGATGAAGCTCAACTCATAGAGTGGAACAACATCCTGAATGACCTTGAGCCGTTCAACCGGAGGCCCTACTAATGGAACTTGAAGAACGGTATATTGTGTTCAAGATCAAACGCCTCACTGATGGAGAACGGGAGAATCTAGAAGAGTTCATCTACTATAATAATCTAGAGAGCGCCTGCTACGTCCCTTGTCTAGTAATCGAGAAGGACTGGCCAGAGTATGAACCCACTTTGGCTCTTCTTTCGGAGAGAGTCAATGGCGAGTAAACGCTTAATGGTGGATGGCGACATTTTTCGCTACGAGATTGGGGCTATATGTCAAACCCCTGAAGTTCACTTTGGGACAACCGTAATGGTCCCACGCAGTCGTGCCTTTGTGCAGGAACGTGTGGACATGATGATAGAAAGGATCATGGAGGCTACAGATGCCGATGCCTACGAGCTATTCCTCAGTGGAAAGACAAACTTCAGGACAGAGATTGCGGTTAGCTATCCCTACAAAGGGCAACGATCTAAGGAGAAGCCAATCCATTGGTCCACCGTCGGAGAGATTCTGGTTGCAGACTACGACGCCTATACAGTCCATGGCGCTGAAGCCGATGATGCAATCTCCATCTTTGCCCGTCTTGATCCAGACAACACGATTGTGGCTAGCCGCGACAAGGATCTTCGAATCATCCCGTGTTATCACTATGCATGGCGATGTGGGGACTCCCAACCAGAAATCCCTGTTCATAAGGTGTCAACACTCGGGGAAATTAGAGCTGTGGCCTATCCTAGTGGGGGTTATAAGCTTGTCGGGAATGGCCTCAAGTTCTTCTACGGGCAAGTCCTTTGTGGTGACTCGGTTGATAACTACAAAGGGTGCCGTGGAGTGGGGCCGCAGGCTGCTGTAGCTCTATTAGGTACATGCACAAACGAACATGAACTTTATCAACAAACCCTTGCCGCATACTCCAAGAAATATGGAGTAGAGGCTGGATCTGAATTGTTACTAGAGAATGCACGCTTAGCGTGGCTCTTAGATGACGGAGAGGTAACTCAAGATGCCAACAACAACATTTACATATCCCCAAAACGCCTATGGGAACCCCCATCGTCCATACCAGATGGTGAGCGATGCGGGTATATTCCTGTCGAGCCGATCGAACAACTCTGGGATCCAATCCCTACGGGCAATCATTGGGGATCTTAGACTCTTCGCCAGTGAGAGTCTTCCAGCAGGTTGTCCTTTTGTTATTGGGGGTGGCCTTGTACGTGATGCTATCCTTGGTGGTCGTCCATCAGATATCGACATCTGGCTACCTTCCAATTTGAATGCGCGCTGGGTTGGTGTAGAAGAATTCGTAGACAAACTTCAACACAATTACCCTAACTCTGAGATTAGCGTGTTGTTCACTGGTCCCAGTGCCCGTGCAGTACCACTAGGTAGCACTGTAAATATTGAAGAGCTCTTGGCTGAACCTACAAATGAAAACTATGGTGACGTAAACAACCATTGGGTCATTGAGGTACAGGTCGAGGGTTGGCCTAAGATTAACTTCATGCGGTCCATGACCCCGTGGACTACACCTCAGGCGTTCTTCAACGGACTAATGCGAGCCTTTGATATCGACTACTGCATGTTCTTTATTGGGTGGATGCCGGGACAGAACAACGTCAATACAGTCATCATGCCTGAGCACATGACGAACAGGGCTATTAACAACCCGCGCATGAATGAGATATACTGGAATCAATACCGGTTATCAAATACCTCTGCTGCTCGTGTTGAGAGTCGACTCATCAAGATGTACTCGAAGTACAGCTTCCGGGTGCGTTGCCCTGAGGAGTTCGATCGTGAAGGTCTAATACTTCCGACTGAGAGTATTCGGGCAAAACCGATGTTGCTCTCTCGGGTTATGCGCATGTTAACCCACCCTAGTAGTCCAGTTCACCCAGTCTACGATAACTCCTATGAGGTATCTGACGCCGTGTGGAATAGCAGTGTCAACACCGTACGAGATCGGTATAACAACAACAAGCGGCGTGTATTGAATGCAACGATAGGAACTATTGGTGCTCAGACAGTGAGGTTTACTTGATGTCTATTCAAGGACGGTACTTCCGCCCAAGAGATACAGGACTAAAAGGAACTGGGTACGATTCAAAACTAGAGCAGCGGCTCCATGAGGGGCCGTTGAGCCAAGCAGAACACCACAATGGGAAACTACCCTACACATGGGAACACACGTATGAGCCTGACTTCGTGGTACATCATGGTGGGTCTACCATCTTGGTTGAATGCAAAGGTTATTTTATGGATAGGGAGGACGCAACGAAGTACCTATGGGTTAGGAAGAGCCTACCTGAAGGTACAAAACTTGTCTTTTGCTTTGAGAACCCCCATAAAGGTATCCACTTCCAGAGCAAGCGACAGAACGGAAGCCGAATGACTCACGCTGAGTGGGCCGAGAAGAATGGCTTTGAGTGGTATGACGAAAGCACAATAGGAACAATCCTACATGACTAACATCCTTGTTGTCCCGGATACACAAATCCGTCCAGACAACCTCAGCTTGAATGCTCCTCTTCTGGATGCAGTAGGCAAGCTGATCGTATCGTGGAAACCTGATGTCATTGTTCACATTGGTGACCACTGGGATATGTTCTCCTTAAGCACGTATGACCTCGCCCCGCGCAACCGTCGGACATTCGATGGTGGTGAAGTCAATGCGGACTTTGCAGCAGGGTATGCTGGCATGGAGATCCTCTTGGCACCACTGCAGGCCCTACAAGCCCAGCAGCGACTCAATAAACATAAGATCTATAACCCACGCAAAATCTTCACCATGGGCAACCACGAGCAGCGTGTGGAGCGCTTCAATGAGCTGAAAGGTATGATCGATATCTCAGGTGCATTGGACGACTTTGGGTTCGAAGCCTATGACTACCTTGAGCCTTGCTACGTGGAGGATATCGCCTTTGTCCACTATGCAGCCAACCCACTAAGTGGTCGACCTTATGGTGGTACCGCTGAGTATCGCCTCAACAAAATGAAGACTAGCTTCGTGCAGGGTCACGAACAGACCTTCAAGTATGCTACGGAGTATTTGAATAATGGACGAGCAATTAGTGCTCTCGTGGGCGGAGCATGTTATCTCCACGACGAGCCTTACAAAGGCCCTCAAGGTAACAATCATTATCGAGGATGCTTCATGCTCCATAATGCATGTGATGGAGTCTATGACCTCGAACAAGTCTCAGCTCAACGACTCATCGGATGGCGTAAGTAATAGTTGTCTATTTTGTGGCGGTGTTCACACTACTGGTGGCCAATGCCCATATAGTCGTCCCTACTCATAAGGAAACCAACCTATGAACAAGCATCTTCCAAGCCTATGGAGTATTATCGGTTGCGAGGATGCTCAGGGTTTCGTCTTCAAAGACCCTCTGAGCGCTAAGCAATGGCTTGAAGCACTCATGGGTAAGCGGCTTATGGAGAAAGCTCTTGCCAAACGTACTGTGACAATTGAGCCGTCCCAGGTGATCTACTACGGTAGCAACCTAAAGACGGACATGAAGACCACTGAACAAATCCGACAAGAGGTACTTGCCAGAGATTGACACCCCTTCGTATAATGAAACTATAGGCTCTCCGCTGAGTATATTACTCTAAGGTAGGTCTATGTCTCATAACCAAGAGGTAACTGTTATGGCTGACTTCGAAAGTAAGCGTGGTAAAGTTGTTCTTACCGTAGAGGAGTACGAGCATCTGCTTCGGGAATCTGGAGTAGGTGGTAAAGTAGGCGAACTGCCAAACAATGATGGTCTTCGTCCTCTGGAGAAACCTGAGGATGCAGGCACCATTAATAACAGTAAAGAGCAAGAAGCAGAGGGTTTGACCCCTGTAGTCAAGAATGAAGGTCGTGAACCCCTCAAGGAAGTGCCTAACTCTCCTACTGAGGAGGCAAAGGTTGAGGGTGAGACTGTAGATACTGACAAGCAGTTGGACTCTAATGAGTACATTGCAGGTCGCTCTATGGAGAAGGTTCCTGATCTCATTGTTGACCCTCGGAAGGAAGAACATCCTGAAGAGGTGGCTCGTCAAATGGTGAAGGAGAAGGTCGCTTCTAAAGGCCGCAAGCCTCAGAAGTAACAGAGCTACTACTTTGTAGCAGGCAATAAAAAACCCCTAAGGTCATCCAGAGTGTAACTCCGGGGAAACCTTAGGGGTTTTCTTGTTTACGGCAGGTCAAATTCTTCCTTGATGGCTTCCTTACCAGGTTTAAAGACTCTCGCTGGGGTTTGCTCGTACAGATACTTCCAGATGTGACCAGTGGTAGGATCTTCTTCAAAGGAGCTAATAGTCTTATAAGCTGCAAGACCAGTCTCTGTAACAAACCCTGCTGCTGGACCCATAATGGATTCCACAGGGGTTGTCCCATGGCGAGTAGCTGTGAACATATCTGACACATATTGCATCTGCATAGGCATAAGCGTAGTGTTCAAGACATCAGCAAATCGCATCCCTTCTGTACGGTTGTCTTCATATTCAGTCGTACCGGCCTTAGCAATCTGTTTAAGCTCATCCTGAATGTACCCCAACCCCAATCCAGCCCCAAGTATGAACGTAATCCCTATAGCACCTGCAGCAGCTCCTTGGTAGGATCCCTGATAGGTAGGGGACAACTTACGCATTAACTGTGGGAGAATCGTGTTGGAAAATGCAGAAGGGTAGCGCTTAAGCATAGCCAGCAGTTGTAACTTCCCATTGCTCATCCACAAAGGGGTATCTGCAATATTTGGTTCCAACACAGTCTGCCGAGTAAAGCGGTGCATAGCAAGAATTCTAGCATCCTTGGCAGCAGCAACCTCAGAAGGATTCGTTGGGTTATACAAGGCTCTCGCATCTGCGTTAGTCTTAATATCAACACCCATAGATCTCAATTGGTTAGCCAGTTGAGCACCCTTAGCACTGGTAACATCAATACCACTAGCCAGTTTAAAGAGGTTCTCATGGAAGATAGAATCAGCAGTTTTAGCCGCAAAGGTTCTGTTCACATGGGTTAACACCGAGAGACCATTCACCAAGAAGAAAGCTCGTGTAACCTTAGCTGCCCCTCGATTGAACATGGTGGCCCCTAGGCGCTCTGCCATGACGCTCTGGGCACTATGGAAGCTAAGCCCTGCCTCAGATGCCACTTGAGCAAAGTCGCTCTTAGGGACACCTTTGAGGAGCACTCGTGATGCCTCCTTAGCCATTTCTGCAAAGGTAGGAATCAGAGAGGTTAACGCTGTACCTACATCACCACGGATTGCTGGAGTAACAAACTCAAAGAGAGACGACAAGGTAGCCAGAGGCAGTGTCTTAACCACAAGGAACGCAGAGAACAAACTCTGGGCATTCTTAGCGGCTTCAGATTTAAGGCGTCCATACATACCATTGTAGGCATTGAGTAGACCATACATCTGGTCGATCTCCCCTTTGCTTACAGGACGACCCTTCTGTTGAGCCTCGTACACTGCTTTGGCAATCTGGGCATTAGCCTTCTCACCATTCTCACCGAATCGCTTAGCGAAGGAAATCCTATGCGCAGCCCCTTCAAAGTAATCTCTAACCGCTTCCACTCGTTGTTTAGGAGTTTGTTCGGTAGTCCACTTATTGAGGACAGTCTGAGGTACAGACCCGAAAGATCGAGAGAACTCCAAGTGTCCAAACTTGGGAGTAACGTCACCTTGAGCAAACTTAGCGCGCATTGTGTCTGGGTCCCCAGCCTTACGTGCCCGCATCATGATTTCAAGTTCACCAGTGGTGCTATCTGGTTTGACCAGTTGATCGATCTCAGGAACTGTGGACCCTCTTGGTGTGTTGATCTCCTCTTGCCAATTTCTCAGCGCTTCTACGGGATCTTGTACGAAAGGGGCGATATCAGTGAGGAAGCCTTGTGGGTTGGCCTCTACTTTACGTGGATCAACTCGGAACGGCATGAAGCCATCAATATAACCAACATTGGAGAGGCCACCTTCCCTCTTAGCAACTTCAGGGACTTCATCGAGAATTTTCCTAAGGTGGAGAGCTTCACCCTGCAGTTGAGCCTTAGGAAGAGAGGCCTGCTCGATGAGATTGGCCAACTCCACGTCACTTTTACTCTTAATGACGTCATCTAACTTCTTGTTCCATGTACCAGCCATAATATCGGTGTCTTCGAATACTGTTTTACCAGTAGCCTTCTCACCAGTCATGTCTGGACGGAACTCTCTCACAAAGGCCTCTGCTTCAGGAGATACACGAGCAAGTGGGATCAATGGTTCTGTCGCAGCGGAGCCACCCATTTGCCAAGCTTTCTTCAAGAGGCCACCCTCTTCGGTGCTACCTTGATTGAATGGTTTACCCTGACGAGCTGAACCTACTGCATGAGCATTCTGAGTGATGGTGTCAAGAATAGATGCACCACCTCGTACAGTACCACCTACAATCCCACCACCTAGTGCAGCGTTAACCATACGCTCGTAGGCACTATCCAGATTAAGCTCATGGTCAGCAACCTTGGAAGCAAGGAATGCCTGAGTCCCTTCTTGAGTAGCACCAATCCCAGCTTCAAGACCAGCACCCTTAGCAGTGTTAACAGCAGCCTGACGGATAGCAGTTTGAGCCATGACTGGAGGAAATCCAGCTGCCAATGCATTACGGTAGACTACATCTTCAGGAACCCACTTCAGGAGTGGGGATACCATTTTACTAAGGCCAAACGCATCCAATGCACCAGCGCCAGTACCAAAGGCCAGGGAGGTCCAACCACCTTTGGCACTAGGATCCAACTCTTTGACTTCATTCTGGAATGCACCAGTGTTGATACCAAAGGAGCCCAAGAAGGCCCA